GAAGTCTACAACCTAATCAACACCCGGCTAAATGAGTGCAGGCCGACCATCATCAACACGAATCTGACACTGCCCGGATTAAAGGCCGCATACGAAGAGCGTTGCACTTCCCGGCTGGTCGGCAACTATGAGATCAACCACTTTGCCGGCAAGGACATCCGCTATCAGAAGAGAGAGGGGAAAAATCATGGCACAAACAAAAACAGAGACCGCCTTTGAGCTCAAGACATGGGATGACGTGGACACTTGCCTTCGTGAAATCGCCGAGTGCGAGATCGCCTTAAACGACATTGATGGCAATATGAACCTTGCGATCAACGGAGCTAAGGAGACCGCCGCTCGGCTGGCCAAGCCCATGCAGACCAGAACCAAAACGCTGGAAGTCCTTATAAAAGCCTTTGTTGAAGAGAACAGGGCAGATATCCAAGGTAAAACGATGGCTCTGAACTTCGGCAAGGTGGGCTTCAGGCAAAGCAGCAGGGTATCTATCCCCACAAAGCAGATAGAGGCAATTATCAAAAATCTGCGCAGCCACAACATGACCGACTGCATCACGGTAGAAGAGCGCATCAACAAAGAGGTTTTGGAGCGGTACCCGGATGGAGATATCGCCAAGGTCGGTGCCAGCAGAAAAGTTGAGGACAAATTCTGGATGGAGACCGACAAGGAAAAAGTTAGGGGGTAATACTATGGCGCAGTTGACAGACAAGCAAAGGTGTAAAATATTCGCGCTGAAAGGCGAGCGTGGGCTGGATGACGATACACTGCGGGGCTATATAGATTCCCTAGTGGGCAAGTCCAGCATCAAGGAGCTGACCGTAGCAGAGGCAATAAAGGTCATTGATGCTTTGCAGGGCAAGAAGCAGAACGCTCCCGACAGGCTGTCCTACGCGCAGCGATCCTACATTGAGGGGATGGCCAAAGACTTAGGCTGGAAGGGCGAGGATGGTGAGGTGGACATGAAAAAGCTAGGCCCTTGGCTGGAAAATCGGTATGGAATTACCTTGATCACATCGCTAACGCCTAAAAAAGCTTCTGATGCCATTGAGGGCCTTAAAGCCATGACAAAGCGGAAACAGTCGGTAGTATAGCGGCATGGGCGGCGCTGGCCGCCTTGCCCTGCGTCTATGGAGAGGGGAGCTTGATTATGCAGCAGAGCCAATCAATACCTAAAGATCGCTGGGAATTCGCCACGGCAGGGCTGACGGCTTCGGCCCCATTGATAGCATCCAATATAAAGAAAATGGGGTTTGCAGGGCAGGGCGATGAGGCAGCCGAGCAATATTTAGCTGATATAGAACTGGCCATAATCGCGATGAACTATGTTACCAACTTCGCCGTGGACAAAGTAAGGTTCGTGCCGATGGACGATGCGAGCTTTGAAGCGGCCTTTGAGAAACTGTGGGAGATGGGCGAGGTTCGGTAACGCATCTGTCTCACATCTGAAACTAACAGGAAGGCGGGAACAGCTTGAAGATAACTGATATAATAACCAAACAGGACTTAGGCGAGCCATACGACCGCCTGTCAGATTTTCTGGAGTTGGATGATATCGTTAGGCTTGAACAGGAGTATGGCGGCAGACAGATAATGTTTAGAAGACACTGCGCCGACATCAAGGCCGACTACCCGGAGCTATACATAACGCTTGGGCTGGAGAAGGCAGGAGAGGTCATGAGGGCACTGGGGGACATGAGAGTATACTTCCCTGCGTTAAGAAGATCGGCATCTGACAAAATCAGGGACTTAATTGTTACTGAGTTTAACGGTTACAACTATTATCAGTTGGCCAGAAAGTACGGTTATACCGAGCGTAACATACGCCATATCTTATCCGCATCAGGGAAAATTCGCTGCCGAGTTGACGAAAATCAATTATCTTTTGCAGACTTATGAGCCTGAAATAACTGTTGAAATTTTCAACCCAAAAACTGCTGCCCAAATGATAAGATGTTAGTAGAACGATACTAGCATCTTTTTTTGTGTTTACAAAAGCTTTAGGAGGAGTTTAGGGATGGACTTTGGGGGCTACATTGAACCGGCACTCGCGCCGCTTATTGCCATGCTGTACTTTGTCGGCTATGCGTTTAAGCGTAGCGCTCTGGTAAGGGACAAGCATATTCCGTTACTCTTAGCGGCGGTGGGCATTGCGCTGGCCATGCTGTGGGCACTGGTGCAAACACCTGAAGATATCCTTGCGGCGGTCTTCACCGCTGCCATACAAGGCACTCTCTGCGCAGCGGCAGCCGTATACACTAATCATGTTAAAAAGCAATGCGGCAAGCCATAAGTAGCGTAGCAAAAAAAATGGAGGAAAAGCAAATGAGAGGCAGTAGCTTAGTAACAAGACAATTACCGCTGACAGGCGGCTTTACCAGAGGGCGCAGTGGGCAGCCGATCCGTAGGATCACTTGGCATCATGTAGTGGGCAATCTCCCTATCGAAACAATCCGAGATGTTTTGAGCAGTGCCAATATCAGCGCGACATATGGCATTCAGGACAACAATATCGGCCAGTACATTTGTGAGGACAACAGACCGTGGACAAGCTCAAGCGCAGTTAATGACAATCAGGCTATCACTATTGAAATTTCTAATGATCAAAGTGTGATGGGTGGCACTCGCACAGAAATGGAGCGCAGGGGCGATCAATTAGGATGGCCTATATCCCCCGAATCATACGAGACAGCCATCGCCCTGACCGTAGACTGTATGCAACGAAACGATATGCCGCCGCTTGTCGTTGGGGAAACCCTGACATGGCATAGCATGTTTTCAAACACAAGCTGCCCCGGTCCATGGATTATGGCACGGCTTCAGCAAATCGCTGACGAGTGTAACCGCAGGGCTTTCGGAGCACACACAAATTCTTTGTGGGGTGTAGCGCGTCAAGTAGTAGCGTTATCTGATCGGGAGAGAGCGGAGGCGTTGGCTTCACAGCTAAACGCCGAGAGAGAGGATTCCACCCAATCCTTCTACTATGTTATTGAAAGGCCAAGGCCGCAATAACATAGTATGCGCTCGAATGATAACATCTAGCCAGTCTGGGAGGTATTGCGATAATCAGGTTCTTTGACATGTTCTCGGGTATAGGAGGCTTTCGCGCAGGGCTTGAGCGCATAGGAGGCTTCAAGTGCATAGGTCATTGTGAAGCTGATAAATTCGCCAATGCAAGCTACAACGCCATTTTTGACACTGAGGGTGATTATTTTTGCGATGACGCGAGGGAAATCAACACCGCCGACCTTCCCGATTTCGACTTGCTCTGTGCCGGATTCCCCTGCCAAGCATTTTCTGTCGCTGGCCACAGACGAGGCTTTGACGATGCAAGAGGTACTCTCTTCTTTGAAATTGCCAAAGTGGTTAGAGCAAGGCGGCCTAAGTATCTACTGCTTGAAAATGTTCCTGGACTGCTTACGCATGACCAAGGCAGGACATACAGTACCATCCTCGATACGCTTTGGGGACTGGGGTATCATGTGGAATGGCAGATGCTTAACAGCAAGGACATCGGATACCCCAGGCCAGTCCCCCAATCAAGAAAGCGCCTGTTTATTGTCGGATATCTTGATGGACGATGTGCCGGAGAAGTATTACCTATCACAAGAAAAAACCGAAGTGCTCTTAAGCAGGTTATAGGGGGTGCTCAGGGGCAAAGGGTCTATGACACCAGCGGCGCAAGTGTAACCCTGATGGGTAATGGCGGGGGGGCTGGCGCTAAGTGCGGCCTGTATTTATTGAACTCTGAGCCAACACCGATAAGCGGCGTACAGTATATGCAGAAAGCCCAAAACGGAAAGGGTTACAAAGAATCCAATGCCCCCATGTTTACCCTAACTACGCAAGACCGCCACGGTATCCTCCAACATGGCCGCATCCGCAAACTAACACCCAAGGAGTGCCTACGGCTACAGGGTTTCGAGGATGAGAAGATAGACAGGATTCTGGCAGTAACATCCGACAGCCGCGCATACTCACAGGCGGGGAACGCTGTAACCGCAAATGTGATATCGGCTATAGGAGCCAAGATAAAGGGAATGGACAAAAAAATACGAGAGCAGGGCAATCATGGAATACGCGCAGATTCTTGAAATAGTAACCGCCCTGGGCATTGTCCCGGCGATTCTCGTTGCTTTTATGGTTTTCTTTTTCAAAAAGGAAAAGAAGCGTGACGAGCATATGGCCGCCAAAGAGGAGCTACTAAGGGAAGAGATGCGAATCTCAAACGACACCTTTAGAAAGCTCGTAGACAGTCACCTGGCCGAAAGCATCCGCCGTGAAGAGCTTATGCGCAGGGAATCCGAGAAGCGCGAAGATATCATACGTGGGGAAGCCGATAAAAGGGAAGCCATGCTTATGCGCACCGTGGACGGCTTTAGGGAGAGCATGGTAAAGCTATCCAACACTATGGGCGAGATGAGCAAAACACTGGTGCAGATTGATTTCAGGCTCGCCAATTTGGAAAAGAAGCAGTAAGGGGGCATGAACAATGAACAGGCTAAATGTTGCCAAAGCCAAGTCCCTGCGTGGAGACATCATAAAAAACCTTTATGACCTCTACGATATGCCCATACCCCTCAACAAGATAGAAGACCTGCTCAGGTATAAGTCCTTTTACAACAAGGACGAAATCAAAAGGGCCGTGAGCTATCTGGCGGGGGCCAAAAAGGAGTTTGTAGTGGTCGCGGTCAATGATAAAGACTACTGGGCTTCCTTCGTACAGCTCACGCCGATCGGGGTGAACTTGGCCGAGGGGGATATAACTGATATGGGGGTGTCGCTGGGTGAATAGCAAGCTAATCGAAGCGGCCAGCGAAAAGGTGCTGCGCGGCCTTGTGTTGGAAATCCTCAGTCAGGCAGAACCAACCGGGGCAACGACAGAGCTTATACAGGCCGCCCTAAAACCGTATGCCCACACACTCACCAAAGACGCTGTGCTAAGTGTATGCCACTATCTAAAAGGCAAGGGGCTGGCAACGACCGAGGGTGTCTCTAACGACCGCCTAAACATCAGCCGTGTCATTGTCCACATAACCCCGAAAGGCGTTGATGTGCTGGAAGGCACCGAGTCGGTAAGCGGCGTAGAGTTGGCGGGTGATTAAGGATGCCCAAGAACCGCAGCCACGGCAAGATAGACGGCTTGCCCGATGATCTGAGAAGGACTGTAGAGAACAAGCTGCTGGAGGGCTATACATACCAGCAGATATCCGACCACCTGAAAGCGCTGGGGCACGATGTCCACTACTCCAGTGTCCATCGTTACGGAAAGCCCTTCCTAAAGCGGTTTGAGAGTGTGCGCATGGCCAAGGAGTTTGCCCAGCTTTTAGCCGAGGACAACGCCGAGCGGCCCACCACTGAGCTACATGAGGCGAACAACGCTCTGATCAGCCAGCTTATCATGGAAGTGCTGGTGGACGAAAACAAACCCCTTGATGTGAAGCTGAAAGCTTACAGGGCCATAGCCGAGCTTCAGACTGCCCAAGTCCAGAACGAGCGCGTCAAGCTCACCAGCCGCAAAGAGGCGGGAACCGTAAGGGTGGCCATGAACATGCTCAAGGAGCGTGTGTTCAAAGAGATTCAGGACAAGCACCCCGATGTGGTGGAGGCCATGATAAAAATAGCGGACGAAATCACTGCCGAAACCGGCCCCAACTAGCCTTGCCGCTATAAGCCCCACAAATGCCCCACACGGCGCTTTATATTTTCGGCGGCGGTTTATGCCAGAAAAATTTCCTCAACGAATCTAAACGGCTTCTAAACAAATCTAAACGGCATTCTGTAGCTGGGGGCATCCCAGGCGCGGAATACCTTGCTATGCCCGGTGGGAATGTCCACAAAAACACAAACAAGTGCTAGGGGGTGGAGCGTGTGCGTCCTGCTAACTGGAAAAGCAAGGCCGAAGCCATGTTTTTTACAAGTGGATGGTCGATAGCCCGGATAAGCGAGGCTATTGGCGTCAGCACCGTGAGCGTCTCAAAGCATCTGAACTCCCTTCCCCATTATACAGCGGAACGCGAGCGGCGTAAAGCCCAAAACCAAAGCCGCACCGAATATTTCAGGGACTATAAGCGGAAATCCCGCGAGGAAGCAAAAGGGAAAACTCTGACG